TAGGATGATTACCAGAGTATTCGCCTGCATAACCTTTACGTGTGTACATGTCATGCTCAAAATTTTCTAAGTAATGCAGCCTTGCTTTACCGGTAAGCTTTTTATTGTAAGCTTCTTTTAAATTATACTTTGTCGCGTCCATTATATGTTGTTTTAGTTAACTAATTAATATTTAGCAGTTCCAGCGACGTCTCGCTGCTCTACCTCTTTTTGACTTCCATCCTTTTGATCTTGCACAAAAAGATTTTCTTCTTTTCCAAGCTTTACTTCCCCTTTTAAGTTTTTTAGGGTCGGTAGTTACTGCTGTTTTAAGTTTGCTACCTGGATTATCTTTTCTATATTTTTTAACACCTTTTTCTGACATACCACCCCCGGCTGCCGCTCCAGTGCCTGTATCTTTAGCTTTATTATAATAACCTAAAGATTTTTTACGTGATGGTGCATCTCCTTTTTTTGCAAAGGGTGAATTGTTTTGCACGTAAGCCATTATTTATTTTTTAATTTTCCACCATTTTGTTATCGTATACCCTATAGTAACTAATAGCAATATAATTTTTAACCACCATTCTATATCCATCATTGTGACTCCTAAAGTAATAAAGTTAATCACGTATAATTTAAAATCTGATATTAGCATTTTATTCTCCTCTAGCTGATTTCGCTATTTGTGTAATAGGACCAGCATTGTACATACATGGTGCTTTTTTAACTT